TGCATCTCGGACTTGCTGCTTGAGATTCGTGGCTACGCCAGACGCCACTTTCCTTCGTTTGGCGGCTGTCTCAAGGTAGATCAGGTCACTGTTCGGGTATGTCGTGGCATAATAGCTCTTGCCCCATTTCTGGGGGGCCGATGGCCATTCGACAATCCACAAAGTCTGAACATTCGGTGTGTCCTTGATGATTTTGGCGGTAGGCAGTTTCCGCATGTGAGCCTCCGTTGTGTTGATGGCTCCATCATACAATTAACTTGTACGTTGTCAACGTGAAATCGAAGATAATTGTATAAAAAGTGCACTCAGTATCGAAGTGGCTTAAATGAACTGGCTCCTCTCCCTCTTCTTCCCCAAACAGGATAAGCCCACGGCCCTATTCCATATGTGCGGAGAGGGATGGAGGGTGAGGTTTAGGAAATACGAATGTCGCAGCAACCGCATTGATCGATCGCCAATTGATTGATGTAAAGCAGTGCTGCCGAAGCGAGGCATTAGGTGGTGGCTCGCCATGGCCTCGCGGAGTTTAGGAGATCGAGATGACCGAAAGCGAAAAGCAAACCGAACTCGATAACCTCATCTCCATCCTAAAGTCCGAAGGCATGGCGTATCCGAAAACGTCCGGCAATCTGTGCCACGGCGATTTTCTGGATAGAGTGCTCGCTGACTGCAGAAGGCTTGTCGCAGTCGCTCGGCATAGTTCCAACGCCACTCAAAAAGCTAAGAATTAGCGTTAGTCTTCAATAGGCATATCCCCTGAGAGCAGGACATGAAATTCCAACCCGGCCAAAGCGGCAATCCAGGCGGTCGCCCCAAGACGAAACCGTTCAAAGACGCCCTCATGATGGAGGCCCTTGCAGCGGAGCGCGGTGAAGACTGCTACGCCAAGAGAGGCTCCCTGCGCTGGAACGCCCGTCAGCTCCTCGAAATGGGTGAAGTCGCCTCCATCAAGGAGATAGCAGACCGCCTCGACGGTAAAGTGACACAGGGCATTAGCGGTCCCGATGGTGGCCCTATCCAGACCGTGGATCTGACAAACCTGAGTGAAGATGACCTCACGCGCCTTGAACTTGTCTTCGGTAGACTTGCCGGTATCGCCAGCGACGATGGTGAGACTGATCAGATTGGAGAAGGCGAGGAGGGCTAAGGAGGAAGAGCGCCAACGCGTCGAGCGTGACGGCGAACTGATCCGTGAGAGATGCAATACCCTTTCCGGCTTCATACGAGAAGCGTGGCACGTTCTAGAGCCTTCGCAGCCTTATGTCCACGGTTGGCACGTAGACGCGCTGTGCGACCATCTGGAGGCCGTTACGGCGGGGCAGATTAACCGTCTGCTGATCAATGTTCCGCCTGGCACGATGAAGTCATTGCTGACATCGGTCTTCTGGCCATGTTGGGAATGGGGTCCGCAGGGTATGCCATCGATGCGCTACCTGACGACTTCCTATGCTGAGAAGTATGTCAAGCGCGATAGTCGCCGCATGCGTGACCTTGTGGCGAGTGATTGGTTTCAATCTCTGTGGCCTGAGGTGAAGCTTATTAGGGCGGGGGAATCATCCTTCGCCAATAACAAGACCGGCTTCCGCGAAGGTATGCCATTCGGGTCACTGACCGGTGGCCGTGGCGATCGGGTTATCATAGATGACCCGCATTCGACAGAGACGGCGGAATCGGATGCTGAGCGCGATAGTACGACACGCATCTTTCGTGAAGCGGTTCCGACGCGCCTGAATAACCCGGCTACGTCGGCAATCGTGGTCATCATGCAGCGTCTTCATGAGGAGGACGTATCAGGGCAGATCCTTAAGCTTGGCCTTGGGTATGAGCACTTGATGCTCCCCATGGAATTCGAGCCTGAACGGAAATGCTATACCTCGATAGGATTTGAAGACCCTCGAACGGATGATGGAGAGCTTCTATTCCCCGAACGTTTTCCTCGGGAAGTGGTGGACCGCGACAAGGTGCCGATGGGCTCCTATGCCGTTGCTGGACAATTCCAGCAACGGCCATCCCCTCGATCGGGGGGCATGTTCCAACGCGGTGACTTCGAGATCGTGGATGCTGTTCCGGCTCGCGTGAGACGGGTTAGGGCATGGGACTTCGCAGCCTCGAAGCCAAAGCCAGGAAAGCAGCCGGATTGGACCGTAGGTCTTAGAATGGCCTATGCAGATGGCATTTTCTACATCGAGGATGTGCGCCGCGATCGCTGGTCGCCATCCGATGTGGAGAAGAACATGAAGAATGCCGCGTCACAAGACGGTATCGCGGTGATGATCCGTATGCCTCAAGACCCAGGTGCTGCAGGTAAGTCGGACGCTAACACGAAGATCAAGCTGCTGGCTGGCTTTTCCGTGAAGGTAGAACCGATCAGCGGTGACAAGGCAACGCGTGCCCGCCCTGCATCTGCTCAAGCGGAAGCGGGCAACGTCAAGCTCGTACGTGGACCGTGGAACCAGGCATTTCTTGATGAAGTCTGCACGTTCCCGAATGGTCAGTTCGATGACCAGGTGGATGCTTTCGCAGATGCACTAAACGAACTGGCCCTTGGCCGTGCACCAATGAGAATTTCGCAAGAGGCCATCAACGCCTCCCAAATGAACCCGATGGGCCACAGATGACAGAACAGAAGCGTGGCCTGTTGGCTTGGCTAACGGGAAAGGCTGAGAAACAGCCAGAGAAGCCCGTGGAAGCGAAAGTCGAGCCAAAGGCTATGCGCATATCGGAATTGGCTGTGGGCCGCTCCCTGAACAATGGTGAGGCAAAGCCGCAGCCGTTCAAGCCAGCACCTATCCCTGATTTCATCAAGGATCAGATGAAGGCGCAGTCCTTGCCTGATCTGGCGATGGACAGCAACATCGCGAACGCTGCAACGTGGGCCGGTTCCTATTGGGGACCGGACGGATACGCCTTTACCGAGGGTCTTGAATTCCTCGGCTATCCGTATCTGGCTGAACTAGCGCAGCGCCCCGAGTATCGGCGCATTGTCGAAATTATTGCCCAAGAGATGACCCGGAAGTGGATCCGGGTAACCTCTGCTGATGATGGGGATGACGACAAGAAGAACGATGAAGCCCGCGCTGACAAGATCGCGAAGATCGTAGAGGAAATGGAGCGACTGAACGTTCGCGAGGTCTTCAAGACCATCGCTGAGCATGACGGGTTCTTTGGTCGGGCGCATCTCTATCTCGATATGGGCGCATCTGATGACCCGGATGAATTGAAACTGCCGATCGGTGACGGTCATAGCAAGCTGAGCAAGAGCAAGGTCAGCAAGGACAAGCCGCTCCTCGCTCTTCGTCCCGTGGAAGCTGTCTGGACGTACCCGACGAACTACAATTCGAACGACCCCCTCAAGGGTGATTGGTATAACCCGGATATGTGGTTCGTGATGGGCAAGCAGGTGCATGTGTCGCGCCTGTTGCCATTCATCGGGCGTCCTGTCCCGGATCTGCTCAAGCCGGCGTATTCCTTCGGCGGTCTGTCCATGACGCAGATGGCAAAGCCGTATGTGGATAATTGGCTGCAGACACGCCAGAGCGTGAACGATATCATTTCTGCATTTACGGCATGGGTGCTGAAAACGAATATGTCGAGTGTTCTACATGCTGGCGGCGGTGAAGCCGAAATGCTCCGCGCCACACTGTTCAACAACTTCCGAAATAATCGCGGCCTGATGATGGTCGATAAGGATACCGAGGACTTCGACAATATCTCTGTCCCGCTGTCGGGCCTGGATGCACTGCAAGCGCAATCGCAGGAGCATATGGCGGCAGTCTGCGGCATTCCGTTGGTCAAACTCCTCGGGATTACCCCAGCAGGCTTGAATTCATCAAGCGAGGGTGAGATCCGCGTTTTCTACGACACGATCAGCGCCTACCAGGAATCGTTCTATCGCGACAACCTAAACAAGGTGCTCGGTTTCATTCAGTTGTCTCTCTTTGGAGAGGTGGATGATAGCATCGTATTCCAGTTCGAACCGCTGTTCAGCCTGACGGACAAGGAACTATCGGAAGCCCGCAAGGCAGAAGCCGAGACAGATCAAATCTATGTCGATCTTGGCGCAGTATCGCCGGAGGATGTGCGTAAGCGCCTCGCAAGCGATCCTGACAGCCTGTACCCGCATCTGGACCCGGATGATATGCCAGATCTTGGCGAGGAAGAGATGGAAGGCCTGATCCCAAAAGGTGCAGGCAGTGCCATCGGTTCAATGTTCAAGGCTGAGGAAACGACATCCGCTCCTGAAAAAGATGCTGCTTAGTTGCAGCTTCCGTTGAGATGGCGGATAAGGAGCCATCAGAACCAACAGCAGGTAATGGCGAGTGATCAAGATCGATCTTTGGGATGTTATCAACGCACGGGAACCAAAGCCCCGCGATAGCCTCACAGAGAGCCTAGAGAGGCCGGAGACGAGCATTGGCGACAAAGCTAAGGCGGAGGACGCCAAAGACGGCGGAAACGATCCTGCGCCCGATCCACGCCAACGTAGGGATTGAGGTTGAGTATCGTCGGCAGTTGACAAAACTGATTGACGCCATGGCTAAGTCAGTGGAATTCTGGCTCCAAGCCACTTACCGCAAGAACGAAAACCGCATTGTCGCTGAGGATGAATCCCCGGCCGATGCGCTGCGACGATCGATGAAAGACCTGTCCAAGCGGTGGCTGGACAAGTTTGATCAGATGTCCGGCAAGCTTGCGGAGTACTTCACTCAGTCGGTGGAGAAGCGGTCTACGGCAGCGATGAAGAAAATCCTGAAGGATGGCGGGTGGACCGTTTCCTTCCAGATGACACCGGCCATGAAGGACGTGATTGACTCCGTAGTGCACGAGAATGTGTCGCTTATCAAGTCGATCCCAGAGCGCTACCTGACGCAAGTCGAGTCCATCGTCATGGTCGGTGTCCAGAACGGGCGCGACCTGCAGGTAATCTCGGAAGGGCTACAGAAGCAGCTAGGCGTCACCAAGAGGCGCGCTGCCCTCATTGCCCGAGACCAGACAAACAAGGCCAATGCTTCGCTTACTAGGGCTCGCCAAATCGAGCTAGGTATTGAAGAGGCTGTATGGACTCATAGCGGGGGCGGGAGACACCCAAGACCTTCACATGTAAAGGCTGGTCGGGAGAAAGTTCGCTATTCAGTCAAAGAGGGCTGGTATGATCCCGAGGTGGGAAGAAAGATTTTGCCCGGCGAGTTGATTTCGTGTCGCTGCACCGGGCGCGCAGTCATTAAGGGGTTTAGCTGAGTACGAATACGGTCAGCGGTTCGCCAGTACCAGCGCGTGTCCAGGTTTCGACAAAATCACCAATGTCATGTTCGCCACGGATCTGCAGTTCTTGGATGGCCGTTTCTCGAACAAGGTTAATCCACGTATCTAAATCGCGGAAGGCGACAGGCATATCATCGGGCAGCCCCTCAAGGGCTTTGCGGAGTTCGGTTACGGTCATTGGTTATCTCCTTTGCCGCCGATAGTTTCTCTGGCCTGGTCTAAAAGTTTTATAAGACCGTCCAGTTGTTCAGCGTCATATTTGATCCACTGTCCAGGTTCATTTCTTATGAACATTTGAAGTGAGACGGTCTTCCGATCCTCACTAATTTTTGTACGGATGTAATTTTTGCCGTCAAGATCTTCGGTCATGTATAAGGCTCCATTCTGTGTAAGAGGGCTAAGCGAAGGTAATGGTGCCGCCGTCTTCTAGGGTGATTACATTCCCGGAAATCGCAGCAATGCGATGTCGGGAGCGGTTGAACTCGATAATGTCCCCTACGTGTATCTGCGGAGGAAATGCCTGGGGAGCAGATGGTTTCTGCCACCGCTTATTCTTTGGGACATCAACGAATGCCTTGAGTTCGTTCACGAACGACTTGAGGTCTTTCGCCATCTGTATGTCGTGTTGATATTTTCGAGGCATTCTTTCACTCCATAGGTGGAAGGCCAAACGCGATAGCCGCGCAGGCGAGGGCGATATAGCGGGGGATGTTTCCTCGCCGCTCGTAAGCGATAAGGGTGTTTTTCGAGCATCCCAAGACAACAGATGCCTTGTCGAGTGAGAGGTTGAGGCGCTTGCGCCACTCTTTCATGGTTTCAGGTGTCATGATGGTGAGAATGTACGCTATCTCATGGGATAGTGCAATATTGCACCGAAAGTAACCGAACAATTTGAGGGAATGCCAATGCCAGCCATATTCAACGGTTCTGGTAATGCCGATTCTACGGCTGCGTTTGATATCTATTCGACGCAAGCTGGTATTCTCACGGGCGGTTCTTTGCAGTTTAAGCAGTACCCACAAGAAGGCATTACCATCCGATCGGAACCGGGCAACTATACCAATCTCAGGGATGACGGTCGGCTGCAGGTGATCGCCGTCAAATGTTTTGACCGTGTATCGCCATATATCGACGCGCTGCCAGGATATCGATTTTTGGGGATCAACTTCATGGAAGTCACTGAAGAGATGGCAGCGCATGATCCCGATCTCTATGGCGCGTTCGTGTCGCTCATATTCAAGCGCGAAGTGGCAAACTGATGCCACCTGTCAGTGAGAAACAAGCGCGTGCGATGTTCGCGGCGGCAAGTGGCCATTCGACGCTTGGTATCCCCGAAAGCGTGGGCAAGGAATTTGTGGCGAAGGATTCTCCCGAGGTTAAGACGCTCTACGTCTGCAGGCACCTTCGCAATAGCTCGGATGTCTTGGCATGGGCACGGTCTCAGGGTCTCACCAAGACACTGAATGCCGACGATCTGCATGTGACGATCGCCTACAGCAAGCAGCCGGTGGATTGGGCCTCTCTGAAACCCAGAGACAACTCTGTAATGGTTGCCGGTGGCCCACGGGCAATCGAGGCGCTTGGCAAGGAAGGGGACGCAGTCGTTCTTCGCTTCGAAAGCGACCGGTTGGATGAGCGTCACCAGCAGTTCAAGGATGCCGGCGCTTCCTGGGATTGGCCGGAATACAAGCCGCATCTGACGATTGCCTACAAGGGTGAAGGTGAAGACATCGACCTATCCAGCATCGAACCATTTGCTGGCGATCTGGAGTTCGGGCCTGAGGAATTCGCGGAAGTGGATGAGGATTGGAAGGCGAAGGTCATGGCGGCTGATAGCGTTGCTATGGACCGCGCCACGGTTAGATCCAAGGATGCAGACGGCCATATGAAGGTCGAGCGCACGCCGATCACCCGCGCGATTGTATCGCCGTACTATGGCCGTGAGATACCACAATGGCAGACGCTCGGTCTTGAGCCTGAGCGCGTCTACCAAGTCTATCGTGACGCCGAAGAGCTTGAGAAAGCCGCGAAGACTTTCGAAGGAAAGCCGGTCCTGTCGGATCACATCGCGTCGAGGGCCGACAATCATCCGAAGCTGGCAACGGTCGGCGCAATCGGCGCTCCTGTCGAGATGGTGGGGGATACGCTCTATGCGCCGCTGACGATCTGGGACCAGTCCGCAATCGATGACATTGAGAGCGGCGAAAAGAAGAACCTGAGCTGTTCCTATCGCTACGAATACGACCCGACACCCGGAACGGCCCCCAATGGGATGCCTTTCGACGGGTCTATGAAAGCCATTAGCGCCAACCACGTCGCACTCGTTCTGGAACCGCGTGTTCCGGGTTCGATGGTCGCTGACGCAATGCCCGCCGATATGGCGACAACCATTCCCAACAGCGCAATTCCGGCTGTCGGGATCAAACGGGCCGCGGCCCAATCTGACGAAAAGGAGCCAAAGATGGCTGGAAAAAGTGCAAAGGACCGCGCCCGCGATGAAGGCGGTCTGATGGAACGCGTCAAGGAAAAGCTTTCCGCTGAGGACTATAAGGCCCTCGATGAATTCATCAACGCCAAGGCCGACGATGAGGCTGAGGAAGATGACAAGAAGGCCAAGGACGAAGAAGAGTCCAAGGCTGAAGAAAAGAAGGTCGCCGACAAGGCCAAGGACAAGGCCGCAGACGACGAAGAAGACGAGGACGACAAGAAGGCCGACGACGAGGAAGAAACCGTCTCGAAGGAAGCCATGGACGCCGCTATCTCTTCGTCTGTGACCGCAGCCGTCAAGGCAGAGCGCAAACACCAGGCTGACATCCGCGAAGCCGAACGCTTCGTTCGTCCGTGGGTCGGTGACCTTGCTGTGGCCTATGACTCTGCCGCCGATGTCTACAAGGCTGCTCTCGAAGCCAATGGTCGCTCTGTCAAGGATGTCCATCCCTCGGCCTATCGCACCATCCTTGAGATGACGCCCAAGCCCGGCCAACGTCCCGCACCTTCCACGCGTCTCGCAATGGATGGCGCCAAGTCCAATGGCTTTGCCGAACGGTTCCCGGAAACGGCCCGTATCGGCGTCAGCCTCCGCTAATCACGAATCAGGAGAAAGGATACGACCATGGCTAATGGCGTCCAAAGTTCTGTGACTACCCAGCCCGCCGTTGGCGTGGTTGGTGATTTCGCTACGGCGAACCCGCGTTTCTCGCAGCTTGCCGGCCCCGGCGCTATCGTGGCGGGTCCGAATGGTCTCACCATCGGTCGCTTCGCATGGCTGAGCTACAGCCAGGTTGACGGTGACGGTGCTCCCGCCGCTGCCAACAACAATGGCACTGGCGCGGTTGCCGGTTTCGTCGGTCGCGCTCAGCAAGGTCTCATCACCACCTATCTGACCGCCGCAGGCATGCTCATCCCGGCAGGTTTCCAGGCCACGCTCTTCTCGGGCGGTGACTTCTGGGCACTCAATGCCGGCGCATCCGCTGCACAGGTCGGCATGAAGGCTTATGCGGCCTTTGCGGATGGTTCCGTGAGCTTCGCAGCTACCGGTTCCCCCACCACTGGTCAGGCAACGTTGTCCACCATTGCGGCCGGCACCGCTGCTACCGGCACTGGCACCATTCAGGGCAATGTCCTCACCATTGCCAGCGTAACCAATACCATCTTCGTCGGCGGTCTGGTGACGGGTACTGGTGTCGCGACCGGTACGACCATTGTGTCTCAGCTCTCCGGTACTGCCGGTGGCGCTGGCACCTACGCCGTTGATATCCCGAGCCAGAACGTCACCAGCACGGCGCTGACCATCACACCCTACGTCCTCGATACCACGGGCGGCGTTGTCACCGGCACTATCGCGGTCGGTGGTGTCATCGTCTCGTCCGGTACTGCAACGGGTGTTGTCGTCGGCAAGTCCGTCGCGTCGGCCTACGCCACCGGCAAGTGGGTCATCGCATCCAAGGGTGCAACCGCCGCCTCTGGCACTGTCGTCATCGCAAGCAATGTCGAAACGTCATGGCACGCCGCTTCCTTCGGCGCCAACGGCGAGATCGTCAAGATCAGCAACGTGCCGGGCATCGGCTAAGCCTTATCGGCCCAGAACAGGAGAAACTCAATGAATTACCAGGAAGCAGCTACGCTCTGGGCCGAAGACAGCATTCGGTTCCAGCAACTCGGCGTCACCCTCCCGGATGTGAAGTCTTACATTCCGGATGGTTTCGGCACCGATTTCACCTACGCCATGGACGCACAGCCTCAGCTTGCGGCCACGGCTCCGAACTCCTCGGTCCCCATGATCTTCACGACCATGGTTGACCCGAAGGTCTTCAAGGCTCTGTTTGCCCCGAACAAGGCAACGCAGATCCTCCGCGAAGAACGTCGCGGCACTTGGGTGGATGACACCATCATGCTCCCGATCACGGAAGCCGCTGGTGAAGTCTCCTCCTACGGTGACTATGCCAACAACGGCGCCGTGACCTCGAACACCAACTGGCCGCAGCGTCAGGCTTACCTCTTCCAGGTCATCAAGCAGTACGGCGAACGTGAACTGGAACGGGCTGGTGCTGCCCGCATCAATTGGGTATCGGAACTCGACTATTCCGCAGCCGTCATGCTGAACAAGTTCTCGAACCTCATGTACTTCTTCGGGGTGCAGGGGCTGCAGAACTATGGTCTCCTCAATGACCCGAACCTGAATGCATCCCTGACGCCGGCAACGAAGGCATGGGGCGGCACGACCTGGTACAACACCTCCAACCAGATCGCCGCAACCGCCAACGAAATCTTCGCGGACATTCAGAACCTCTTCACGCAGCTTGTCACGCAGACCGCTGGTCTGGTTGACCGTGAAACCCGGATGGTACTGGCACTCAGCCCAGCATCCGAAGCGGCGTTGACTACTACGAACAGCTTCAGCGTCAACGTCTCCGATCTGCTGAAGAAGAACTTCCCGAACATGCGGGTTGTCTCGGCTGTTCAGTACGGTGCCCTGTCGGCAACCAATCCGCAGGGTGTTGCTGGCGGCAACTTCATGCAGCTCATCGCCGAAGAAGTCGAAGGTCAGGAAACCGGCTTCATGGCCTTCAACGAAAAGATGCGGGCTCACAAGCTCATTCCGGGCCTGTCGAACTACAGCCAGAAGGTCTCCGCAGGCGGGTACGGCTGCGTGCTTCGCATGACTATGACTCTGGCCAGCATGCTCGGCATCTAACGCAAATCAGGCGTTATCAGGGATTTCTCAATCATAGTTAAGGCAGGCAGATCGGGACGCTGATCTTGACCTTCGCACCGGCTCCGTCTCCTCCCCGGAACGCTGAGCGATCGGTGACGCTTGCCCGAACATTCCTCAAAGGATCGAAACATGACCATTTCTGCGAATACAGTCGTTGTTGGCTGCAAGCTTCCCGCTGGCATCTACATGCAGGGCTATAAGATGGCCACCACGCAAGAGCCTATCCTTGGCGGCGGCTTCCGAGATGTGCCGATCGCCGTCCCGGTTGGCCCGCAAGTAAAGATCAATGGCAATGCAGCTCCGCAAGGTTCCGTGCCGAATGGCCTGGTCGATGGCGGATATGTCCTCACCCACAATGTTCCAGCCGAAACGGCCAAGGCATGGATGGAGGCAAACAAAGATTCTCCAATGGTCAAGAACAAGCTGATCATCATTCATGAGAAGCCTGAAAGTGTCATTGCTCAATCCAAGAACAATCACGCCGTCTTAAGCGGGCTTGAACGGCTGAATGTCGCCACAAAGAGCGAACAGGGGCGCGAAATACCGGCTGATCCGCGTTGGCCCCGTTCGAACAATGTCAATGTCTCGGCTATTCGCTCCGATACCAAGTGACACTTAGGAGTCCGTCGCAATGGGTGTCATAGTCGAGTTCGATCTTGCCGCGTGGCGTTTGTTGTTCCCCGAGTTCAGCAACGTCACGGATGCTCAGTTGACGGGCCCTGTATGGACCATGGCGCAGGCCTATTGCCGCAATGATGGCGGTGGGCCTGTCTGTGATGTCCTGGTTCAGACCGAATTGCTGAACCTGATGGAGGCGCACATAGCGCAACTCCTCTATGGCTCAACAACGCAGCCAGCAAGCGGACTCGTAGGGCCGATCACCAATGCGACGGAGGGAAGTGTATCTGTAGGGACTGGTTTGGTGGTGAATACTTCCAATCAGTTTTATTTGCAGACCAAGTACGGCCAGATGTGGTGGACTCTGGCGTTGCCTTACAGACTTGCCCGCTACTACCCCAAGATTACACAGCAGTTTCAGCCGGTGGCAGCCCCAGGCATGCCTTACTGGAACGCATAAGGAGAACCAACCATGGATGCAGAACTCCGCAAGGAACTCCGCGCTTGGAAAGTGGAAGTCGAAGACCGTATCAGAGCGCTAGAGGCCACTGTAGCCTCGCAGAGCGCGACAAGCGATGTTGCAGCATCTGACAGCGGCAAGAGCAAGAAAGCCGTTCCTGAGGCTCCTGCGGGCGAAAGCGCGTAATGGTCACGCTCAAAGGTGGAGAGGGCTTGCAAAAAGCCCTTGATGAGATCGCAAAGAAGGTCTCGAAAGCCTCTAGCGTAGATGTTGGATTTCTATCCGATGCTACTTATCCCGATGGGACCAGCGTTGCCATGGTGGCCGCACTAGATGAGTTCGGTCATGGGAAAACGCCGCCAAGGCCTTTTTTTAGAACGATGATCGAAGCCAAAAGCCCCGAATGGCCGGAGGCGGTCGGCAATCTCTTGGTTGCTAATGATTACGACGCTGCAAAAACGCTGGGACAGACAGGCGCGGCCATCAAAGGCCAACTGCAAGATTCGATAATTGATACATATGCTCCGCCGCTCAGTCAGATCACATTGATGCTGCGCAAGATGCGTTCCGAAGATCCCGACCTTGTTGTGACGGGGAAAACCGTTGGTGAGGCGGCACGCCGCGTAGCAGCGGGTGAAAGCACTGACGGCGTCTCAACGAAACCTTTGGTCGACTCCGGCCATCTTTTGGCCAGCGTTGATTTTGAAGTCAAAACCTAAACCGCCAAGGAGGCGAACATGACAACTCTCTGGTCTCCGAGCATTGGAGATGTGAACTTCCCTGGCCTGACGCCAAACTCCATCGACAATACTCCGATCGGTGCAACAACCCAATCCACGGGTGGCTTTTCCACCCTGACGATTGACTCCGGTACGAAAACCGCCACGGCTACGGCTGGTGCTGCCACTCTGAACAAGGGCTCTGGCGTCATTACCTCGGAAGCCCTGACGACGGCAGCGGGCGCGACTTATACGCTGACGATCACGGACTCGACCATCGTTGCAACGGATCAGGTCTTGGCTTCTGTCCAGCTCGGCACTGCTACCACGGGAATGCCGGTTGTTACGACCGTTACCCCTGGTGCTGGCACGCTTACGATTGTTGTTCAGAACATCCATGCTTCGGCGCCCTTGAATGGAACGATCAAGGTTACTTTCGTCTCCCTGGGCGCATAAGCCATGGATGGGTTTTGGCCGGGCTTTTCGGCAGGCGTCCTTGCGATGGCTCTCCTCGTCAAGTGCGCTGAAGCCTTCCATTGGGGGATATTCTCTTGAATCTCCATGGAATCGTCGCACCCGTCATAAGCTCGGTTAATCCCAACGTGCCGTGCTCTATGCAGAACAGCGTGGGCTATACGACCAACCCCGATGGTTCTCGTGATCCGATCTACGTCACGGTGACCGGGATAGCTCAGGTCCAAGCTCTCACCTTCAAGGATTTGTCCCAGCTTGACGGCGTCAACAAGAACGGCGCGGCTCGCGGCATCTACTTCTACGGCGATATCCAAGGCGTGCTGAGAGCAAAGTCTAAGGGCGGCGACATCATTACCCTTACCGATGGTCCGAACGTTGGTGACTGGCTGGTGACGCAGGTTCTGGAAACTTGGGAAGATTGGTGCAAGTGCGCCTGCGTGCTGCAAAACGGAGCTTGAATATGAAGCATTTCCTTACCGCATTGCTCGGGATTGCAGCCGTTCCCGCGCTGCTTGTTACTTCCCCCATGCCTGCACATGCGCAAACGGCTGTTGTCGTTACCGCATGCCCTGCCACTCGAACAGTTCCGTATCCAGCCGGAACGCTCGGGATGCCCGCCATCGATCAGGATGGCAATCTCTGCGCATCGACAGCAGCAGGCGGCACCGGTAGCGACGTCAATATCACGGGTATCAATGGTGCCGCACCTTCGACCAGCAATCCTCTGTGGGTGGCACCAGGCAGCAATACAGCGTTCCCGATCGTCTCGGCTCCCCGCTCGACCATGACTGTCGCCGGCTGCACCGTTGGGACATCATCCGCTCAATGCCTGGCTGCTTTGAACGCCTCGGCATGGGTTCAGGTTCAGAATGTCAGCACATCGGCTCAGATTGCTTGCTCGTGGAGTGGCGCGGCGGCACTGAACTCTGGCGGTTCGTTCATGCTTCAGCCGGGGCAGAGTGCGTCATGGGGAGCGATGAGCAGCGGCGTGCCAAATAGCGCGCTTGCTTGCATCGCAGACACTGCCGCAAGCCCGTTGTATTTGGAATTTCGCTGAGGAGTAGCAGCATGAAGTACATTGCCTCTGCACTAGCCCTCCTCGCACTCACCATACCAGCGTCGGCACAAATCGTTCCGCCTCCTGCAACGGGCAACCTGCAGTCTAACTCGCTGACCACTCGCAGCACGATTACCTCGTTGCAGCCCGGTGGCAATGGTGTGACAATCGCTCCTAGTGCTTCAGGCGGGATCCCCTCGATTTCCGCCGTTGGTGCCAACTCAAATGTCTCGCTCAACATCGCCGCTAAGGGCTCTGCTGCGATTAATTTGCAGAGTTCGACGGCGTTGACGGGCAACCTTACTGCGACAGGCAATGTGTTTGTGGCAGGCCAGCTAGGCTCGGCGGCAAACATAAATGCTCCCAGTCCGACGAATAGCGGTATTACCATTGGCGGCTCCCCGACATGGGCAATGGCAAGCTTTTACGATCAGTCGGTAAGTGCAAATAACCGCAGTGCGGACATGTTGTTGATTTCCAATTCGCTGAAGTTTCGTTTCGCGAATGACGCTCGCACCGCGTTCACAGATTTTCTGTCGATCAATGGTGGACAAGGCTCGGGAGTGACGGGAATTACCTCAACCTCCGGCACGGGCGCATGGGTTCATACAGGGGACTTTCAAGCCACCGGCAATCTGACCTCTGGCGGCATTATGAAAGCCAGTGGCGGCAACCAACTGCAGACCTTTTTGACGGCTGCCATCCCGAACTGTTCGGGGGGGAATACTGGCTTGATGGTGGCGGTTTTGGATGCAAGTTCCACTCCCTCTGCTCCAGCATGGAACGCAGTTATCAATGCAGGCACGGGCACTCCTTCTGCCGCTGCGACATTTCCAATCTTTTGTGACGGCACAAACTGGCGCTATCACTAATGGCCCTCGCGAATTCTGTAGCACCAACGCAGTCGAATATCCTCACTGCGCTACGCTCCTTCTTGCTTGGCATCCTGCCGAGTGGGAATGCGACCTTCACAGGGTCTATTGCTGGAACAACGTTGACTGTGACGGCGGTTGCGCAAGGGGCAATCAACTATGGCGATGCCGTCATAGGCGAGGGCGTCAAGCCCGATACGGTCATTACAGCCTTCGGCACCGGAGCGGGCGGTATCGGAACATACACTGTAAGCCTCTCACAGACGCTAGCAGCGCGAACTCTGTACACGGGGGTAGAAGTCATCGCCGCACAGGACAATCGCGTTCCTGAGCCTTCTGCGCCCGATTTCGTGACCATGACGCCCATCATGCAATCCCGCTTGGAAACGAATGTGGATAGCTATGAGGATGTCTCATTCACGGCAGCAATAGCAGGGAACACCATGACGGTCTCCGCTGTGGCGTTCGGTGACTTGGCGGTGGGGCAAACGGTTTTTGGCGTCGGCGTCACGGCTCTGACGAAGATCATCGCTCTCGGGACCGGAACGGGAGGGGTAGGGACCTACATGGTTTCGCCCTCCCAGACCGTTGCATCGCGAAAGATGGCGTCGGGTGGGCAAATATTCCTCCAACCAACTCGCGTGACCGTCCAACTCGACGTGCACGGCCCGAACAGCGCTGAAAACGCCCAGACCATATCGACATTGTTCCGCGATGATTACGCAGTCCAGGCATTCAAGATTTCAGGCTTCGATATCACTCCGCTTTACGTGAGTGATCCTCGGCAACTGCCGTTTGAGAATGAGGGGCAGCAAGTAGAGTCTAGATGGATTATCGATGCAGTGATGCAAAGTAATTCTATTATTCGAGCACCTCAGCAGTTTGCTGATCAATTGGTAGTTGATGTTATAGACGTTGATGCTGAATATCCAGCATGACGCGCTTTCTCCATACTATCAAGCATCTTGGCTTTTGCATCTGGATTTTGCCATCTAGCTTTGGTTGCCGCAGCGATCTTCGCGCGGGTTTCTGGGGCTAGAGGTTTTCCCAGGTTATTCTTATTTCCCATTTGGGCCGCACTCATTCTTTGGCGGGTTTCATCGCTGCGTTTTCTACCCCGATGAACCGCGCCTATTGCTGCAATATGTTCCTCGCTGAGGATCTTGCCTGTATGGGCGATGCTTAGTTTCTTCTTGTGCTCATCACTTAGGATTTTTCCTTTGTGGCCAAGCGAAATTTTGCGTTTTGTTTCGTCTGACATGTTCGCTTTCGCTTCTCGAAGTTTAGCGATTGTTTCTGGGGTGTGTTTAATGCCGAGGGCTCTCGTATTCCCTAGTGTTTTGGCGCGCACAGCGTCTCTGGATTCCTTTGTCCAAACTCTGCCGGAAGCACCTTCGCCGCCGTCAGTAAGATTGGCTAATGGGCCATTCGGCTTTCGGCCAATGACTGAAATAAGCGTCTTCTCTATTTCGAATGCTTCGCTTTCCGCGAGGTTAGATCGGATTTTCACAATGGGGCATTCCAATCCTAAGGAAGCGGCTTTCTCAAAGGCTGCGGCCACATTCCGATTAACGTGACGCTTGCCAAGAGTCGCATGTTTATCTGATCGATTTCCCTTGCCTTTGCCCACATATAGCGGCGAGCCATCCCAAGGGCGAAAGATCACATAAACATAGAATTGTGTGGACATGAAATATCTCCGTGTTACGGCGGAGATATTAGCATAAACCATTGAAAATGAACAGAATAATCGGAATTCATGAGAAAGAATTACCCGATGAACTCGACATCACTCTGATCGATGTCGAGGCGGCTTATCCCGCCACTTAACGAAACCCTGAAAATCCGAAGCTATTGAAAGGATTTGGTCAATGTCGACCATACCCGCGAGTTCTATCGTTCGAATCAACCCGAACGTTCTTAATGCCGGCGGCAGCGGCCTTGTCCTCAATGGCCTAATGCTGACCCAGAATATCCAGGTTCCTGTAGGAGAGGTTCTGTCTTTCCCGAATGATGGCGTCTCCGTCTCTGCCTATTTCGGGCCTTCGTCCCAGGAAGTCGAGATTGCCAACGTCTATTTCGCAGGATTCAATAGTTCGACACAGAAGCCTGGCGAAATCCTCTTTGCGCAATACAATTCGGCGTCTGTAGCGGCCTATCTTCGCGGTGGTCCCGTCAATCAGTTGACGATCCCGCAACTTCAGGGGCTCTCCGGTTCCCTGAATATCGTGGTGGACGGCTATACCTATACGGCCGCAAGCATCACTCTTTCGAGTGCAACGAGCTATTCCGCTGCCGCCGCGCTCATTCAGACTGGCCTCAATGCTGCTCTTCCGTCTGCGGCAAGCGTCACGGGCTCGATTGCGGCGGGGACTGCATCGGTAACAGCTTCGATCGCCGGCAACACCATGTATGTGACGGCGGTTTCCTCGGGAACGTTGGTGGTTGGCGCGGTCCTCACCGGCACAGGCGTTACGGCTGGCACGCAGATTGATGCGCAAATCTCCGGCACGGCTGGGGGCATCGGTGAATACGCAGTTTCCAAGACGCAGGTTGTCGCATCCACAACCGTCACCGCCTCTTATGGCACAATGACGGTAACAGCGGTTTCTTCTGGCACCCTCTCGGTAGGCCAGACGATCACAGGTGGCACGACCCTTGCCAACACTAATATTACGGCTCTGGGGACGGGTACGGGCCTTACCGGTACCTATATCGTCAATCTCACCCAGACGGTTACCAGCGGTACTCTGACGGCGACTGGCTCGGCTTTGGCTGTCTCCTTCGACTCCATCTCTGGCGGCTTTGTCATCAAGTCGGGTTCTCGCGGGGCTCAGTCCACCATTGCGTTTCCCACCGGCACGCTTGCGGCGCCGATCTTCCTCACTCAGGCAACCGGTGCAATCTTGTCTCAGGGTGCGGTTGCGGCCAATCCATCCGCATTCATGACGGCCATCACCGGCCTTACCCAGAATTGGGCAACGTTCATGACGCTGTTCGATCCAGATGACGGCAGCGGCCATGCGCAGAAGCTTGAATTCGCCATCTGGACGAACGCTCAGAACAAGCGCTGGGCCTACATCGCTTGGGATACCGACATCACCCCGACCGAGAGCAACAACGCCACGACCAGCTTTGGCAACGTCGTCAAGACGGCGGCATATGACGGTATCGCCCCGATCTATCAGCCGCTCAACGCGACAACGCCGGCGGCTGATATCGCAGCCTTCATCTGCGGTACTGCGGCCTCGATTGATTTCACGGCATTGAATGGGCGCATCACCTTTGCCTTCCGCGGACAGGATGGACTCGTTGCCGGTGTCACCGATGCCACGACTTATAACAATCTGATCGCAAACGGCTATAACGCATACAGCGCGTTCGCGACGGCAAACCAGCAGTTCGTGGAGTTTCAGCCCGGCTTAGTCTCAGGCCAATTCCAGTGGCTGGACAGCTACATCAACCAGATCTGGTTGAACAATGCTCTCCAGCTTGCCCTCATGGAGCTTCTGCAGAACGTCAACTCCGTACCCTACAACAATCAGGGCTATGGGTTGATCAAGGCCGCATGTCTCGATCCGATTAACGCCGGCCTCAATGCGGGTGTCATCCGTGCGGGCGTGACGCTTTCTAGCCTTCAGCGCGCTCAGATCCGCAACGCTACGGGCTCTGACGCCTCTTGGCAGGTGATCCAGCAGCAAGGCTGGTATCTGCAAGTCGTGGATGCTTCGCCGCAGGTCCGTCAAGCGCGCACATCTCCGCCCTGCAACTTCTATTACACCGATGGCGAAAGCGTTCAAACCATAGTTTTGAACAGCACGCTTGTTCAGTAATCCCCGGAAAATCAGGAGAAACTTAAATGGGATCGCTTACGTCAGCGAATGCGGTCATCACCTTGACCATTCCGGGGTTGTTCAACACTCCGGTCACGCTTCAGGGCTTCATGACTGACAATCTCTACGACACACCTACCGTCGCGGTGAACCAGAC